ATATTTTTCAATTAAGATTATTAGATAATTCAGGAAATTTAATTTATACAGGAAATGGCACAAGTGGATTGTATGTTTGGGGCGCTCAATTAGAAATAGGCTCAACAGCAACAGAATATTTCCCTACAACAACACGTTTAAATATACCTCGTATTGATTACACAAACGGAAGTTGCCCGAGTTTATTGGTAGAGCCACAGAGAACGAATTTAGCTACAAATAGTGACGGAAATGTAAGTACATACGCAACAGCTATAAATGTTACTAATGCATCGAGTTCTTTTAATTCATTCACAAATGCAATACAATTTCCAAGCACAGGTTTAGCTTTATCTTACAAGTCAATTGTTACAACAGCACAAACTTACGCTATATCTGTTTTTATAAAAATGGATGATAATTCAGTTCCAATACTTTCGGCAAGTCAAACAACAGGAAATTTTTGTTTAGTTATAGCGGGAGCCATTGCTACAAATAATTTAAAAGTTGAAAGTTTAGGTAATAATATTTATAGATTGAGCGCAACAGGGACAAGTGGAGCAGTTAATATTAATAATGGTGTAATTCGATACGATACACAAGTATTAAAATCTTTTAAAATTACAGGAATACAATTAGAAGCGGGAGCTTATCCAACTTCATATATTCCAACAGTTGCATCTACAGTAACTCGTAACGCTGATGTTATTTCTAAAACAGGAATAAGTAGTTTAATAGGGCAAACAGAGGGGACAATTTTTTGTGATGTAACTTTAAATTCAAGAGTAAATTTTACATATTTTGGAATAGCAAACAATTTAGCTTCTGCTGAAAATTATTTAGGAATTTCATTTTTAAATAACGCTATTGCTTTTGAGAGTGTAGTAGCTACAGTATTACAAGCTAATATTAGTCATTCAAATACTTCAACAGGTAGATTTAAAATAGCTGCAGCTTACAAAGCAAATGATTTTATTTTATATATAAATGGAACTCAAATCGGAACTGATACGAGTGGAACAATTCCAACTTGTTCACAATTAGGATTAAATGCTTATAATCAAGCGCAAGCATTAAATTATAATTCGGTACAACTATATAAAACACGTTTGTCAAATACAGAACTTGCACAATTAACAACACTATAATGATATATAAATTAAACTATACAGACAAAGAAACTGCAATAAAAGACTTCTTAAAAAAAGGAGTCTATATTGAGGTTGAGGATTTAAAAAAAGAAAAGCAACTTGTTTACGGAAAGGGTATCCAAGCTATTGTAGAAATTGGTAAAATAGTTTTGACTAATGGAACTTACGATGCAGACTTTAAAGAAATAACTGCACCTGTTTACGCTGACGGTTACGCTTACGATGTAATGAGTGATATTGAATATAAGTTTGAAAGCGAAATATTCCCGAATAATCCAAAGCATAATTTTGCCGGATGTGAGCCAATTAAAGAAATTGATTTTAATTTATTAAGCGATGAGCAGGCAGCAATTTGATGTTATATTAAACAAGTTAATTAGCAGAAAATTATTAGTTTTTGCTATTGCTTGTTTTGGATTGTTTAACCAAAGTTTAACTTCTTCTGATTGGGTTGTTATTGCTACAGCTTATATCGGAATTGAAGGGGTTACAAATATAGTTGAACGATTAAGAAAATGAAACAATACATTTTAGATTTAAGGCAATCAGTTATTACAGGTGGATATTTTATGTTCACATTTGCAAACGTTGATGTTATTATGAAAGTAATAGCTTTTGTAATAGCTACAGGATATACTGCAAGAAGATGGTATTTAATGGAAAAAAACAAGAACAATGAAACTCAACAATAGTGGTTATTTGCTTATAACAGAATTCGAAGGTTTTAGTGCAAAGCCATATTTATGTTCTGCAAAGATTCCTACAATTGGATATGGTAATACATATTATAGTGATAACAAACGTGTAACAATGTTAGATAAAGAAATCACTAAAGTACAGGCGTTTGAAATGTTTAAAACAATAGCAGATAGATTTGCTGATAAAGTAAATAAATTAGTTACAAGTCCTTTAAATCAAAATCAATTCAACGCATTAGTTTCTTTAGCATATAATATCGGAACAGGTAATTTTGCAAGTTCTACTATATTAAAAAAAGTAAACAAGAATCACAATGATGTTTCTATAGAATTAGAATTTAAAAAGTGGAATAAAGTAAATAAAAAAGAAGTAGCAGGTTTAACAAGAAGAAGAAATTATGAAGCACATATTTATTTTAGTTAGTTTATTTTTAATTGGTTGTGCATCACGTAAAGTAGATATTAAAACAACAGATATTAAAAAAGATAGTTTAGTTGAAACAAAAATAGATTTAACTGAAAATAAAGTTAAAGATTCTACTGCAGAAACAAATACAAAGACTATTATAAATATTGATGAAATTATAATTAAACCTTTAGATAGTTTAAAAGAATTTATTGTAGAAGGTAAAACTTATAAAAACGTTGTTTTAAGCTATAAAAAAACTAAAAGCAATAGTTTATATAACAATAAGATTAAGTTGTCAGAAAACACGTTAAAACACGTTAAAACTGATAGTAAGATAAAAACATCAACTAAAGAAAACATTAAAGAAAAGCAAATAGATAAAAAAGCTAATTATTTTATTTATTTGTGGTTTATTTTAGGAATAATAATTTTATATTTAATATGGCGAAGCAAACGATTGTTCTTGTAAAAGAAGATAAACATATATCAAGACCCAACATACATAGTAAAAGTAAAAGTTCTAAATTAAAATCATCAAAGAACTATAAAAAAATCTATAAAGGTCAGGGTAGATAAGTTTCTTTAAAAATAAAGCAATTTGTTTTTATTAAACTATTTCTATAATTATTTAAATGTTCAATATTTTCAAATTCTTTTATAAATTCTCTTAATCTATCTTTTTCATTTTTTATTTTAAATTTAACTTTCATATATATCGTTTTTGATTCCACGAAGGTATATAAAAAAAAGATACATTAATTTTAAAAGTTTTTAACAATATTGTTTATATCTTAAATTTACATTTGTATATGGCTATAGTTTACAGACATAGAAGATTAGATACCAATAAAATATTTTATGTTGGAGTTGGTGTAAATAATAAAAGAGCATTTGTAAAAAGAGAAAGAAGTAATTATTGGCATAATATAGTTAATAAAACAAATTATACAGTAGAAATAATACAAGAAAATTTAACTCAAGAAGAAGCTTTTGAATTAGAAATATTTTTAATTCAATTATATGGAAGAAAAGATATTAATACAGGTATTCTTTGTAATTTAACAGATGGCGGTGAAGGTAGAACTAATGTGATTACGAGTTTAAAAACAAGATTAATAAGGTCAAAAAAAGCTATAAAAGAAGTTAAAAATATGCAAAAAAGAGGCATATTAAAAAAAGAAACAAGAAGTCAAAAAGTAATAGATAATAATACAGGTATTATATATGATACTATAATAGATGCTTCTATTGTTGCAAATATAACATTAAGGCATTTTAAAAGATGCTTATATGGAGAAAGACCTAATTATACTTCATTTGAATTAGTAGGTGAAAAACAAAAATACAAATGCAAAAAAAAATAAAAAGAAGTGTTTTAATAAAAAAACTTGATACTATATTTTCACAATATATTAGAAGAAGATATGCTATAAATGATATATCTGAATGTTTTACTTGTGGTGTTAAAAATGAATATAAAAAGCAACAAGCAGGCCATTTCGCATCAAGAAGGCATTATTCAACAAGATGGAATGAATATAATGTACAAGTACAATGTTATTCCTGTAATATTTGTAATCAAGGTATGCAATTTGAATTTGGTAAAAAACTTTGTTTAAAATATGGTGATAACTTTGCTGAAGATTTAATGTTAAAATCAAAAGAAATAGTTAAATTTACAGAATCAGATTTGATTGAGTTAATAGATTATTATACCGAAAAAGTAAACACTTTGTAAAGTTTCTTGTTTTTCTTTGTTTCTAAAGACCCTGTATTAATAGTGCAGGGTTTTTTATTTGTTAAAATTTTGTTAAAGTTTTATATCATAGTTTTTTATTCAAAATGTATTTATATATTTGTCCTATAATTAACAAACAAAAAAAACAAATTATGAAACAAACATTAAAAAATTTCGGATTGGCTATTTTATTATGGGCAGGTTTATTTACAATGCAATTATTAATTAGTAACTTTATTTAAGATGAAACGAACAGCAGTAGAGTTTGCATTAGAGCAATTAGAACAATTAATTCCAAGCGGACATCAATTGGCAATTAGAATTATACTTGACCAAGCCAAAGAAATAGAAAAGCAACAACAAGGTTATAGTGAGGAAGAAGTATATCACATTTTATGTGAACATACAGCTTTTTTATTTGCAGGAGGTAAATCAACACTAACAGAATGGTTTGAAAAATTTAAAAACAAATAAGATTATGAAACAAACATCACAAAATTTAGAAGAGCAACAAGAAAAATTTGAACAAGCAGTAAGACCTTTAATGAAATACTTGGCTGAAAATCATCATCCACATACTTCAGTTTATGTTACAAGTAGTACAGCAGAGTTATTGGAGGGTCAAAAATGTTTAAGTACAAATGAATATATTGTAGATTAATTTAAAAACAAATAAGATTATGAAAGATTTATTAGATTACAACAGATTTAGATTAGAAGCGATGCAGGAACAAATTTGCAAATTAGAAAGTCATATTTCAACATTAGAAACTTATATTTTTGAACTTGCAGATGTAGAATGTCCTGAAGAATACAAAACAATTATTAAACAAGAACTTTACAAATCAAAAACAAATTAAAATGGAAACAGTAATTCACAATGTTAAATATGAATTAACATTAAACCAAAAACTATCTTTAATTCAAAAAGAATTTAAAGCAAGTAAGTCAAAGTTTAACAGCTTTGGTAAATACAATTTTAGAAGTGCAGAAGATATATTAGAAGCACTAAAACCATTTAACGAAAAGTACCAAGTGAATTTTACAATTACTGAAACAATAGAACACACACAATTTTTACAATTCCCTATGCTACGTTCTACAGCTTCTATAAATGATGACTTTGATTCTATTTCTGCAACTGCTATAGTTGGTATTGATTTAGATCAAAAAGGAATGCAAATGCCACAAAAATTTGGTTCTGCATCAAGTTACGCAAAGAAGTACGCATTAGGTAACTTACTTTTAATTGATGATACACAAGATTCAGATGCGGTTAATAAGCACGATAAAGAACCTGTAGTAGATGATTTAAAATGGTTAAATAAAAATACACCTGAATTTAATAAAGCTATTGAATATTTAAAAAATGGTGGTAATATTGCAACAATAGAATCAAAATACAAAATGACTAAAGTAGTTAAAGACGAATTACTAAAAGTTAAATAATAAAACTGAATAGCTGACAACAGAAAAAAAAGGTAAGCAAATTAAAAACAAATAATATGAGCGCATTAATTAATGTAAGTTTAAGAGTTGACAAATTACCAAAAGAAAAATTTGTACAAGGTAAAGATGGAGCAGTTTATTATAACTTTACAGTTGCAGTAAACGATGAATCTAATCAATGGGGTCAAAATGTTTCTTTAACAGATTCTCAAACTAAAGAAGAACGTGAAGCTAAAAAGCCAAAATCATACTTGGGTAATGGTAACGTGATTTGGACAAATGGAACTATCCAATTAGCAGAAAAGAAAGAAGGCGTTGCTACTAAAGAAGTAGTAGGAAGTGACCTCCCTTTTTAAATTTAACAGGGGTGTAAAAGCCCCTTTTTTAAATATTTTATATGAAATTATGTAAACGTTGTTTAATATTAAAAGATTTTTCCGAATTTTACAAACAAAAAAAAGGTAAATTTGGTTTAAAGCCTGAATGCAAAGATTGTATTAAATTATATAATAAAGCAAATTCAGAATATCAAAGTTTATATTTTAAAAATTATAGAAAAGAAAACAAAGAACAAATAACTAAAGTAAAAAAAGAATGGGAAGTAAATCAAAGAAAAACAAACCCATTATTTAAACTAAAACAAAACTTAAGACACAGAACAAACAGTGCATTTAAATCTAAATATTGGCAAAAAAACAATACAACAAAAGAATTAATTGGATGCACATTTGAAGAAGCAAAGAAACATATAGAAATTAAATTTAAAGATGGTATGACTTGGGAGAATTATGGAGAATGGCATATTGACCACATAATACCTTTAACATCTGCTAAAAATAAAGAAGAAATGGAAAATCTTTTTCATTATAGTAATTTACAACCTTTATGGGCTTCTGAAAATTTTAAAAAATCAGATAAAATATTATGAAAAAAATGGATAAAGATGCAGTTGAATTGTTAATGGAAATGTATGAAGATGAATTAAAAGTAGATGCTACTAAAAAAATTGCACATCCTGAACCTGTTTTATCTTTAGGAACAAAAACTTATGAAACAAAAGATGGTTTAATTGAATATCCATTAGCATTAGGAACAAAAGGAAATTTTACATTTGTACAAGCACCGCCTAAAAGCAAAAAGACTTTTTTTATATCATTATTATCAGCTGTTTATATGCAAGGTAATTTAGATTCTTTTGGTGGAGATTTAAAAGGTTTTAGAGATGATAATCATTTGATACATTTTGATACTGAACAATCTTTATTTCATTGTCAAATGGTATTTAAAAGACCTTTAGATATGGCAAAGATAGATATTGATAAATATCATACTTATGCATTAAGACAATTAGATTTTAAAGAAAGAATACAATTTATAGAACACGTTTTATATAAAAAATTAGAAGGTAAAAATATTGGTTTAGTCATTATTGATGGAGTAGCAGATTTATGTTCTGATGTTAATAATATAGAAGAATCAAATGCAGTAGTACAGAAACTAATGAAATGGACCAAAGAATTAAATTGCCATATTATTACAGTGATACATAGCAACTTCGGTTCAGATAAGCCTACAGGTCATTTAGGTTCATTTTTAGAAAAGAAAACAGAAACACAAATACAATTAGAATTAAATACAGTAAACAAGGGTTTAGTAACAGTATCCTGCAAACGTTCACGTAACGCACCATTTGATAATTTTAGTTTTAAAGTTAATAGTTTTGGGTTACCACAAGTTGAAGGTGCTTTTTACGACCCACTTAAAGATATATTTTAAATGAAAATAATTATTAATTTAATAATATTAATTACTTCTATAATAGTTTTATATAAATTTTATAAAGCATATAAAAAATAAAATTATGAATGTACTATCATTATTTAATGGAATGAATACAGGTCGCCAAGCATTAGAAAATGTAGGCATCAAAGTAAATAAATACTATTCAAGTGAAATTAAACCCTATGCTATTGAATTAACACAATATCATTTTCCTGATACAATTCAAGTTGGTGATGTTACTAAATGGCGTGAATGGGATATAGATTGGAAAAGCATTGATTTAGTTTTATCAGGTTCACCTTGTCAAGATTTAAGTGCATCAGGTAAAAGAGCAGGAATAAATGGAATTAAAAGCAGTTTATTTTTTACTTTTATAGATATATTAGAACATATAAAATCATTAAATCAAAATGTTTTATTTTTGCAAGAAAATGTAGGTAGTGCAAGTAAATTAGATGTTGGTATTATGAGTAGATGTTTAGGTGTTTATCCTGTTAGAATTAATAGTTCACTTGTTACAGCTCAATTACGTGATAGATACTATTGGACTAATATAAAAACAAAACAAGATGGTATGTTCGGTGATATTGTTACAGATATACCACAACCTAAAGATAAAGCTATGTTATTAAAAGATATTATTACAAGTGGTGAAGTAGATAGAATCAAAAGCAGGTGTTTAATTGAAAGATATATTGGTGCAATACCTAAAAGTCACGATGCTATACAAAGGCATTTAAAGGAAAGGGTTGAATTTGGTTCATATACTGTAGTTAAAGAAGATAATTTATTAAGAGCATTTAATAAAACTGAAATGTGTAGGTTACAAGGATTTCCTGATAACTATTGCGATATTTTGACTACTGAAAAAGCAGGTAGTTTACTTGGCGATGGTTGGACTTTACCAATAATAGAACATATTTTTTCATTTATAAAACAATAAACAATGCAAACAACAATTAAAACACATTTAGAAGATTTACAAACTTCTGCAGCAAGAATGCTTGTATTAAATTCAGATAATAAAATGTTAATAAGTTATTTTAAAGACTTAAATGAAAAGTTGTTATATTTACAACAATTAGTTGAAATGGATTCAAAATATGAATGGTTAGATATTGAAAATCTGATTGTTAAATTAAAAGAAGTTGATACGGAATTAACACACATAAATATTGAAATACAAGTTGCAGAGGTGACAACAGAAAAAAAATCAGCATATATAAAAAAGTAAAATTATGGAATTATTTACAGTAATATTAGTAGTTATTTTAGCAGTAGTATTTTTAGCAACAAGTTTCTTTACTTGTGATGTAATTATAACGCCAATCAAAGGAATAATGTTCGGTGCTTTATATAATGATGATGTATATGATATTGAAACAGACCACACAATACAAATAGTAATATTATTTATATCATTTAACTTTTTATGGACAACTTCAAATGGCTTGAACAAGTAGCAAAACACCACAAGGAATGGGTCAAAACAATCCAAAAACTTGGTGAGTACGATTATGCTGAAGATATAGTACAAGAATCTTATATTGCTTTAATGAAGTATGCGAATGCAGAAAAGTTAATAGATGATAAAGGAAATGTACGCAAAGGTTATATGTTTTTTACTCTACGTTCTTTATATTACCAATATTATAATAAAAAGAAAACTATTCAAAAAGTATCTTTTGATGGATGTTGGGAGTTATTTGATGATTCAAACGTTGAAGAACATAAAGCTTATAATGATATTTGTTTAATGATCGATGAAGAAATAGATAATTGGCATTGGTACGATAAAAAGTTGTTTAAATTATATCGTGATTCAGATATGTCAATGCGTGATATAGCATTAGAAACTAATATTAGCTTAATATCAATATTTCATAGTATTAAAAACTATAAAGAAATACTTAAAAATAAGTTTGAAAAAGATTACCAAGATTACATAACAAATGATTATACAAATATTTATTAATTAAAATCAAATTAAAATGGCAAAACAAAAAGCAAAAGGTTTAGGTGACACTGTAGAACAAATCACCGAAGCAACAGGAATTAAAGCGGCAGTAGAAATGTTTAGCAAAGCAACAGGTATAGATTGCGGATGCGAAGAACGTAAAGCAAAACTAAATGAATTATTTTCTTATTCAAGAAAAGTTAATTGTTTAACTGAAAAAGATTACAATGCACTTACAGATTTAATTTCACCAAATAAAAGCACTTTAACTATTGAAGAACAACAAATAATTAGTGAAATTTACTACAACGTATTTAATTATAGATTGCAGTTAAGTTCTTGTGGTTCTTGTTGGGCAGGTAAAGTTCAAGAATTAAGAAAAGTTTACAACGAATATAAAGTAGATGCTAAATAAATACAGGTTTGAA